CAACCTCTCGAGTGGAGTTTGAGAACCTCTCCATGAAGACGCCGATACCGTCAGTGGTTCGGGCAGCGTTGGTGGTGGGCTGGCCACGAGGACGAATGTTGGAGACGTCCATTCCGACGCCACCTCGTCTCTTCATGATCTGGACCTGCTCCTGATCAGCGAAGAGAATGCCACCGTAAGAGTCATGTGGCTGGTCAATAACGAAACAGTTGGAGAGACTCTGCAGCTGATACGGGTTGCCAATGCCAGACATTGGTGAACCCTGTGGGACTACATCCTTGAAGTCCTTGAGAAGCTCATAGATCTCTTCCTCGCTCATGGGATTTGGGTAGTTTGCTTCGATACGGGCAAACTCCTTGGCCAGACGGCGGTGCATCTGATCAGGGTTTGTCTCGAGGAGGATGTCCTGCGAGTCACGAAGTGCGTACTTCATGAAGACATCAGGAGCGAGCTCATCCCCCTCAAAGTACGCAGATGTCTCCTCAAGTGCCTTCTTCTTGATATAGTCCATTGTTCGTTTCCTTACTTGGCGTTCATGACTTGTGACCACTTCTCACGAAGAGTCTTCTTCTGCGCATGCTCATCCTGAGACATGGCTTCCTGTAGTGAGAGTGCGTTTTCATCCAGGACGGTTATTGTAGATCGAGCCGTGTCGATGTGTACTGGGAAAAGAACTCCGTCCTTGCCGGCTCGATTCTTTGCAACAAATAGCCTACCAGCGCCGGTGGCCTTCTCATTTGCCTTGCGTGAAAGGGAAAGGACCACGTCGGCGACCATCGCCTTTCCATAAGCTTCACTCATGTTCTCAAGGCCGACGACCTCTGCGTTCGCTGAGTCTCGATTCGCCTGTGACGCTGTCCAGATTGGGAGCTGTCTCTCCATGGCAAGGTTACGAAGTTCCTCGTAGATCAGCTTCAGTTCGAGTCGAAGCGCATCATACTCACGGCTTGATCGCATGATGTCAGCATAGTCGATGATGATTAGATGAGGGACGATGCCCTTCATCGAAAGCTTCTCAAGGTGATTTCGAAGAGTGTTCACGGTTGCAGTCCCGGTTGGATACTCCTTGATGATGAGTCGACCGAGCTCCATGTCCTTGTACTTCTTGAGGACCTCTTCCTTTGAATCCTGAATCTCATTGGATGGGATCCCGCAAAGGTTGGAGTCATATCGAATTCCGACGGCGGTCTCGGTAAGTTCGAACGTGTAGTGGACGACATTCTTTCCGAGACGAAGTGCGGCGCATCCCATTGCCGTGAGGAAGTGTGACTTACCTACGCCTGTGTTCGCAACAACGACGCCGAGCTCTCCCTTGCCCAGGCCTCCGTTCATGATCTGCTTCTCATCCAGGGCAGGAATTCCTGTCGAACATGCGAGGCGATTGATCTTGACGAACCTCGCCTCCATGTCCTCGAAGAAGTCATGTCCAACCGAAGAAGGAAGACCGACACCAACGGCTGACTTCATGGTCTCGAGGACAGCGTCGTACTTGTCCTGAGCAATGAGTTCGACGGACTTCTCTAGGGCCTCACGAAGTGCCTGCTTCTTACAGAAGTCGAGGGACTTTTCCTTGACATATGCAATGTCACCCATATCAGGGGAAGACTTCATTCGACTGAGGTAGTCGACGATCTGGTCCCTGAGGATTGTGTCATTGCCCTGCGACAGGTCATCCTTGATGATGGAGATGAGAAGGGACATCGTTGGGAATGTCTTGTACTTTGCGTGGTACTTGAAGTACTTGTCCGCAAGGTAAGCAAGGTAACGAAGGTCAAAGTAGTCGGACCTCATTACCTCCGTCATCTGTGCCGCCCATGGATGGTCGGTCAACAAGCCCTGGAAGATCTTCTCCTGAAACAGCTTTCCGTATTGCTTGAAGAGAGCTTCGCCTGCCTGGGTCTCTCGCATTCATTCGTTCCTGAGATTAAGGGTGATGGTCAAATGAAACCTGTCTGCGTCAAATGTTTTGATTCCGTGCTTCACAAGTTGCCTGATGAAACCCATCTTATCAGGCTTCGGTGTGGGAATCTCAAAGGAGCCGTTAATCTTCTGAACCTGATTGCCGCTCAAGTTTGAGACGTCAAGGCTCATAAGCTTCCAGTTCCTACGCGCGATCTCACAGTTATCGTTGATCGCCTTCAGGACCTTGATTCGGTCTCGCTTGGGGTGGATCGCGCACAAATCAATTATGTCGTCGACCGAGAGTTCCTTGTCGGTCGCAAGTTCAGGAAACATGTTCACCATGGTTCGCAGACCAACACCGTGTATTCCTGGGAGTGCGTCAGAGGCATCTCCGGTGAAGCACCTTGTGACGCAAAGATTTCGAGGTGGAACACCAAACTTCGCCTTGACCATCTCATGGTCGACAACGGACTTCAGAGTGGGTGACCAAACCTGAATCCTGTCGTCGACAAGCTGGAGGTAATCGTGATCCGAGGATACGATGAGGATCTTCCTATCTTTGAAATGGTACCTCGCCATGTAACCGATTACATCGTCTGCCTCACAATCTGAGACATACACCTGTCGAATGGGCATGAACTTGAGGAGTGAGACGAGGAGCTTGACCTGCCAGTTTCGGTTCTCAACTGTATCGGGAATGTCCCCCTCGTGGAACCTGTTTAGCTTCTGGGGTCTTCTGTCATTCTTGTATTGGGGAAATATGGCTCGCCTTCTCGATGATCCCCCGCCTTCCCAGATTACAACGAGCGACGAGGGCCTGTGATTGGCGACAAGGGATCCAATGGACTGCAAGAATCCAACGGTCCCACCGACGTGTTGGCCCTCAACCATGAGAGGATTGGCCACAAAGTTGCGTATGAAGAGGTTATACGCATCGACCAGCATCACAGGTCCGTCAGTCATTTGTCACTCCGGTGAGACGATCTCATCCTCGGACAGGAGGTCAGCAACTGCCTTCACCTCCTCGTAAGACTCAGGATCGATGTCAACGCTCTCTGTTCGTGTGGAGAGCCTCACCATCGCCTTCTCAAGCAGGCCATCAACCCACGGCTTGTACTCAAGGTTACTCATGATCTCACCGAAGTCAGCCTTGTAGAACTTCTTCTCGATGATGTTGACATTCTGCTCGTTGGTGACCCGGATGACCTTCCATGAGCCTGAACCTTCGATCACAACCTGGTGGTTCTCTACCATGTCAGGACCGTGGTCACGGAGGATGTCGAACAGCTCCTCGTGCTCCTCAATTCCCTGTCCGAAGATGATCCGGAAGTTTGCTGTGCGGAATGGCTTCGCAACCTTGTTCTTGATAGTCTTGGCCGAGACATTGATTCCGAGCACCTCATCATTCGGTCCCTTGATCTGGGAGCCTGCACCGAGCTTGATGCGAACTGAGGAGTGGAATGGAATGGCATTGCCGCCGGGGACTGCCGTCGGGTCTCCGTACATCACACCGATCTTGGTTCGAACCTGGTTGAGGCATACGAAGAGGACGCTCTGGTCACCGATGACGCCGGTGATCTTTCGCATCCCCTTGGAGAGGACACGGGCCTGAAGGCCGATGGTGTCCTTGTCATAGGCACCCTCAAGCTCCGCCTTCGGCGATGAAGCCGCTACCGAGTCCCAGATGATGGTGATCGGAACGTCCTTGTTGAGAGCCTTCGCCTTCAGGATGGTCTTCTCAGCGATATCGAACACTTCCTCAGTACAGTGAGTGTCCACATAGACGAACCGCTTTGAGATGTTGACGCCGAGTGCCTCAAGGTTCTCAGGGTTGGTTGCGTTCTCCGTGTCGATGTAGACTGCAATTCCTCCCATTCTCTGGGTGGATCGACAGATCTGAGCTGCAAGGTGAGACTTGCCGATTGACGGAGGACCGAACACCTCTACGATTCGACCCTCTGGAAGGCCACCGTTCCGACGATTTGCGATGATGTAGTCGAGACCCTTGGAACCAGTTGAGATCCATCGCTTCACATGAGTGGGCGATGTGTCAGACGCGAGGTTGTATGCTACTCGATGACCGAGGTCCTTGTTGAGTGAGTTGATGAGGTCTGAGGTGAAGTCCTCTGTGACCGAGGATGTAACTTCGTCAGAATTTACCTTCTTTCTTGCCATGTCGTATCTCCTACTCAATAGTACTATTCATAAAAACGTGTTCACCCAGGCGTGAAGCCTGGGTGAATCATCGTTAGCCTGAACTACTCGAGGTCTGCGAAGGCATCCTCAAGGTCGTCCATGGTCTTCTTCTTGACCGGAGCTGCCGGCTTGTTGCCACGAAGGGCCGCGAGGTCATCCTCGATGGAGTCACCACCACCGCGACGGGTGCCAACGTCCTTCTCAGTGACGGATGTCGTGGACTCAGAAGAACCACCACCGAGCCAGTCGTTCACTCGCTTCTCGATCTCCTCAACAGGAGTGAGATCCTCGAAGTCATCGAGGTTCGGAATCGAGGAGAGCCAGGTCTTGATCTGGTCCTTGTCCTTTGCCAGGGGTGAAGTGGTTCCACGAGGCGTGACCTTCGTATCAGCATACTGCTTGCCAGGCTGCTTGGTGACGGACACCTTGACGTCTCGGCCCTCAAGAGGGTCAGTGATGTCACCGTAGTCCTCATCCAGCATCAGCTTCAGGAGGTCCTGATAGATCATCTTGCCGAATGCCCACAGGCGAACGCCCTTGTCTTCCTCACCACGAACGATTACGGCAGCGTAGGTGCGCATCTTCGGGTAGAGCTTCTTGCACAGCTCACGGCTCGCATCGGAACCGTCCTCACGAAGCTTGTTGATCAGCTCCTGGATCGGGTCTCGCTTACCGAACTGGTAAGGAGCGAGGATTGCGGCTGCCTTATCACCACCGATTCCGTAGTAGTACCAGCGATCCTTGAAGGGCTGGCCGTCGTTGTTCGGCATCGCGATGATGCGAACGTTGTAGTCCTTTCCTTCCTCGGGACGCCACATGATTGTGGACTTCTTGTTCTGGCCGGAGAGCTGGCCGAGCTTCTTATGAATTGCGTCAAAATCGATTGCCATGATTTATTTGTCCTTGATTGTTGTTGAGATAGTGAGGAAAGGCGTCGCCCCCGTTCCTCACCTTATTGCGGAACCACCCGCAACAAGATTGTAGTAATCGTTTGTAAGTTGTTCAGATCTTTGGTGAAAGGTACTTGACGACCTTCTTTCGAGAGGACTTACCCTTCTTGCCGAAAGGAGACTCCGAACCTCCAAATGAGCTCGCAAGTTTCTCGACAGATTCCTCATAGGAGGTCAGGGCACGCTCAATCTTCTTCTGCTGGTTCTCTCTCTTGTTGCGAGGACGCTTGGGAAGATGGTCATCGAACCCGCCAATTGAAGCTGAATCTGCTGGCATCACAAAGTTACCGTGGGCAGCGGACTCACCGAGGTTCTTGAACTTCTTCACCTCTGGCTTCATTCCCAGGGGAAGCGTGTAACCAGCGACACCGCCGACTCCTGAGAATTCGTCGAGTTCTTCCTCTTCATCAAGCTCTTCCATGGCCTCCTCGACCATCTCAGAGATAAGCATTCGAAGTAGTCTTTCGTCCATGATCCTAACTATTACTGTCTCCGAAAACCCACTGACGAGCCTGCATCAGGAGTATACTCAATGTGGACTCAGATCCCACGTAGAATCTGTTCTCCTCACGTGCCTGGCCACTCGACACGGCTATTGCCTGCCACTCATCATGAGTGAGCCTGATCCCAAAGTGCTGAGTGAAGTACAGGCTCCTGTGAGATACGGGCATCTTCTTGACGGACTCACCAAACTTGTAGAGCTTTCCTTGCTTCACATGCCAGTCGGAGTCCTGTGGAACCAGATAGTCCTCCCCATCGTTTGGACCACCAAGGAGACCGAGACCCTGGCATACACCTACAACGATGATGGACTCATTGGATACATCAAGCTCTAGGGCCTTGGCAAGGGACCTCATCTTCTTGATGACAAGGAGAGTCGACTCAAGTAGGCCACCCGGATAGGATCCGAACTGGTGAGATGACATTGAGGCAGGTGCCATGATGAACCTGTTTCCGACACTCTGAAACATCTCATTCAGAGAATGCTTCCTGTCACCGGTGTGCTCAATGAGCCGATTGAGCGTTTCCCACTTTGCTTGGATCTGTTCTATTTCCATGATTCATGGTATCGATGGAGCGATGAATTTTCAAGCCCTTCTTTCAGGTTCTGGCTCTTCTTTGTTCACCTTCGCATTCAGGAGGACCCTGATGAATCCGTTGTCGACACCACCGAACATGACTGTGTCTCGACCTGGGAGGTAGTCAACCCACTTCAGTCTACTTGCCGCAATAAGCAGGAGGCTTATGTATCGAGCTGAGGCGGCATCCTTCGTGAGGTACTCGGATGATGCACCCATCATTCCACTGTTACCAGCCCTCTTCCGTCTCGTGATCATGATGGCGTCGCCCTTCGATTGGACAGTACCGTAGACTTGTGCAAGGTCTGAGTTCGACATGGTTGCCTGCTTGAGAAAGTTCTCGATGTCCTTGACCTGACTCGTCTTCGGGTTGTCAAGCTTCTCAACACCGAGCCTCTTTAGGAGCGCAGCAGGATCCTTTGCAGCGGCAGCCTCAGCCGCCTTGTACTCATTCGACTTTCTTCCTGTAGGTGAGCTCCAGTCCTCACTGTCATCTCCCAAGGAACCGGAACCTCCGAATGGACTCGGCCCCGGACTATCGTCTCCTGCCTCGGTGAGGATCTTCCTCACAAAGTTCCTGATGTACTTTTCCTGGTTCATTTCTCACCCACAATAACTATTCATCCCAGATGGGCCCGAGGCTCAATGGAAAGTGACCGAGCGAATCCAACACAACGCCTGCGTCTATCATGGACTTCAGGTGACCGTACATCTCAGGAGAGACGTCGAGGATCAAAGCGTCATGAAGGATGAAGAGAGGAATCACACCCTTTCCGACGTGGTCTCCAAGACCTTCGAGGATCTTTCGGAATCCAAGGAGTGCGACGTCCACAGCGGTCGACTGGACGTAGTGTGAGATCAGGAGCCTATCCTCAACCTTCTCGAGGGGCCTGCCGTAACCGTTGAAGAAAGTTCCTCCACTCATCCTCTCCTGCAGTTCGTTCACTTTGAAGAGGGATCGGATCTTTTCACGGATGGAGGAGGAGACTGCGTCATCATTACGAGCCGATTGGCCATAGAGGACTGAGAGTGTAGGAACCTTCACCTTCGAGCGTGTGAGCCCGCTTCCTACGCTCTTGGCAATCCACTCATACACGTCTTCCTTGCCAGGATTCTCACCGACTGAGTACAGGGCGACTCGAGGTTCTAGAGAGACGAAGTCCACTTGCAGGATACGACCATCGCTGAACCTTGATCGAATCACCTTTCGATCCTGCTTTGAGATGGTCAGGATCTTTGGGCCATCCACAACCTTGAGACGACCTGTCTGCGTCGCATGTGAGTAGCGGACAGGCTTCGCGAAGCCACTGGAGTCTGGTTCAAATGACTCTACAGATGGAGACTTTCGACGTGATTCGAACTCCCTGATGTCAATCCTCGTGGGTCGAAGCATTCCGAGGAGTTCACGCTCCCTGATGTGCGTCTCGATGTAACCACGAGTCACCTCATCCTCGAGCCAATTCTTCACCTGTGTGTGAGCATTCGTTGCAAGCTTGAGGAACCTGTCCTTTCCGAGAGCCTGAATCCAGGGAATCTCGGAAGATGTGAGGGACGAGTATGCGTCCCTGTCCTGTTGCCTCACAACCTGTGGTGCAATTTCACCAAAGATCGGCATTGAGTCTTCGAGACTTCTGGTGTGAAAGGATCCTGATGTCATCCACCAGGAGTCGTATGGATGAGACTTTGAAAACCTCACACCGTCAAATGAGACACCACCAGGCGAACCACATGACTCATCAGGGATCGAGATGAATATAGGCATGATTTATTATCATTTTGATGACAATGATGTTCAAGATGATTTGAAAATCAGGCGCTCTCAGACTGTCCTTCTGGATCAAGATACTTTTCTCTGTCTTTTGTAACCTTGTCAGTTACTTCTTTGAGTTTCTTTTCATACGAATCGCCATTCGTTGTACTATCAGCCATCTTTTTCATTACTGACCATAGCAATTTGTCGACATCGTGCAATCGATAACCATCAGCAAGGGCGTACTCACCAGAACCAGACTTTAGAGATCCGAACTTTTTGAAACTCTCTCCAAAGTATGATTCGTATTTGTCGCTGTTGTACTTTCTTGAGTCCTGATCAGTGTCATAGACCTTGACCATCCCGTCAAACCATTTCTTTACAACGAAGTCAATGAACGATCCAATCTCAGAAGTGCCTGTGTAAGCTCTGATCTCAATGGCATTTTCCATCATTCTTTGCAGATCATCGACAAAAGCTGAATCATACAGGTATCCATTTTCTGCTGCTATCTTCTTTCCCCAAGATAGCATGATAGGAAGAACTTTGGCCTTTCTTTCTATCAGCTGCCAAGATTCCATCTGTCGAGCGACCACATCAGCAAGGATCTCAGCATTTGCAGCATCAACACCTGCCTGTAGAAGGGCAGCGGCCGCTGCCCTTCCTTGATCAGCCTTTGCTTGAGAAGCCTGTTGAGAAGCTGATCTCCTTGTGTTTGCTTTTTGTACAGCTGCCTTTGCATCAGGGTCTTCCTGGAGCCACTTGGATATCGTAGATGATAGGTCATTTCCTGCTGACCTGAATGACATGTATCCGTCTGAAGTGTTGATTAATTTAACGGAGGTGTTGAAAGAACCTGGTGAGAGACTGTGCTCAATTCCTGATATCGTGTAGATGCCGTCGAGTGTTGTCTGAGTGTCGAGGTCTATGAAAAAATTCTGCATTGTGTTGAGTATCGGACAACCCAGCATCTCCAGGCTCAGATCTGCCGGAGTCACCCTCATGGGTATTCCTCTGAATTGATCTGCGTTTGCTGCTGTGTAAGGAGTGTTCTGACCTGCAGCAGACAGAGCTGCGTTCGCAAGGCCAGGATCAGAGAGACTGCTTGCTCCGATGCTGGTGATTGCACCGCTGCCCTGGCCATACCTGATGTAGGGAAACCCCTTTGATATCACGGACTTCAACTTTGAAGCGTCTTCTACAAGCGCCATCGCCGAGACCTTCACAGCCTTTTCTGATTCTCCGGGTGCAGGCTTTGCTTCTTTACTAGCACCTGAGAGTGCGCCTTTCTCAGTGAGGAATTTGATCAGAGCTTCCTTCGACTTTCCGAGACTCCTGACCTCTGGTGCTTTTGGAAGAAGTGGATGAACTGAGTCTATTCCTGACGTATTCACAATATTCGATGACACGTCCCTTGCGGCACGCAACAGGTCAACGTATGTCTGATGAATAGTCGCACTCCCATCAAAGATGAAGATGCGAAGGATCAACTCACCGCTGTTTGACTTGACGCACTCTGTAGTGAGCTGGAGACTCGGTGGCCTGTAGTTTCCGTCCGTTATTCTTGCGTCTTCAGCGATAATCTTGGACTGAAGGTCGTGACTCTTGACATCCTCTTTTGTCTGGTCACCGTTACTAGTTTTCTTTGGCTGGGCATTGCTGAATCCATGAGCAAAAGCCGCCGTATTGCTGATGAACTTCTCATTCAGCATGCCAATGAACTCACTTATGGTCATCTTCGGCTTTTTCTTCATAAACTCAGTCACTTCTTTCTTGAAGGCGTCTGAGTCTATTGGATGCCTTGCGATTGAGAGTGACCTCATGAACGACGCTCGATCATTGTGCAAACCAAAGATCAGTTGAACTTCAGCAAACTCATTCGTTGATGCTAGAGGAGCTGCGACATATGCATGAAGAATCCTACCAAGTGATATCGTTGTCTTTGTGGCAGGGCTTATAGTAGTCGGTATCTTGACAGACTTTGAAGGCTGGCCATTGTTGGTCAAGCTTGCTGGGAAGATCTCAACACCGGCACTGAGGTTTGTTATCTTCTTCTCAGCAGCATTTGAAGCATTGTCCTGAGCGCTCTTCGCTTTTGTGAGAAGCTCAGAAAGTGCGAGAGACAGCTCCTTCGTCTGTGCGCTTGTAGCCGAGACCTTGATGTCATTCAACTTTGACTGAAGTTCTGCAAACTTTGTGAGATCCATTGACATTGCGGAGTCAGCGCTTCCTGCTCCGGTCATGAGTATCTCAGGAAAGATCTCCTTGAGTGAGCTCATCTGCTTCTCATTGCCACCCGTAGCAATCTTCATCCTGAGATTGATCTCTTCTGTCATCTTTGTGAGTGCTGTTATGCTTTCCTTGACATCTGTAATGGTCGGAGACTGTGCCAGTATAGAAGAATGAGACTTCATTGTGAGCTGTAGAGATATGTTGACCTGACCAGACTCAGCAAAGCTGTAGGTCGCGTTGTAGACCTCATAGTTCTCAAGGCATCGAAGACCATTCAGAAATGCGCCAATTGGATTTTTGAGCCTGTCACCGACCTTTCTGTCACCGTCAGGATGCGACCACCCGTATTCAATCTCAAATGTTGACTTGTTTGCACCTGCGAATATGTCAGGCTTTATGAAGGGTGCTATCTCACCGAGTCGAGACCTGTCATGCAGGACAAGGTCGATTGTCGCAGTCTTGAATGTGTACCATCCTGCAGCGGGCTTCACTGATATCTTCACATTTGTGACTGTCATAAACGGACGAGAGCGGTCAAGAATCGTATTGGAGAAATTTCCAAGATTACTGCGAGGTGTCATCATGGTCTGTGGGACTGTAAAAAGCTCCATAGATCCACCACCATCAACCTTTCCCATGTCTCCCATCGTCATAGAAAGCTCAGCATCAGCCGGTCTCAATGTAGAGCTTTCAAGAGGAACCTTGTCTCCTCGAAGGAAACCGATGATGTTGAAGTAAGGAGGCATCCTCACAGGCTGACCTTGATTGTCCACATACTTCGGAGGAATGATCTTCAATCGCATGAATGGAACACAACGTGACATTTCGAGAGAGGTGACCATATTCGTGAAAATTGCCACTTCTTTTGTGTCACGTGCAGATGCTCCCAACCCAGGCTTCAGGATCTCTATGATGGAGCATCTTGGCTTCTGTTTGGTCGGAATGTCGTTTATCTTTGAGAAAGAGTCGTGACACGGAAGTTTGACTGCCTGTAGCAGGGTGTACTCGTTTGTGTTAGCATCCTTCCACTTCTTGTCATCATAAAGCGATGTATTGTTTATGATGTACTTGAGCACATTCTCATCGCCTTCCACAGTATTCATAGGAGTGATTCGAATGCATTCCTGAAGAAGCTTCTTGTCTTCTTCAATGACTTCTCCTTCTTTTCCAGACAGGAAGTTGACAAAGTCGTTTATGATCTCATGGCTGAACTTTGCATTTCCACCGTTCTCAAGTCCAGGAAGCACTGAGGTTAGAATCTTTGCTATTTTAATGATGTTCGGATTGCTGAGTTCTGCGGGGTGATTGTCAAAAGCTTTTTTAACTCTTGCAGCGTCAGATGCAAGAAGGAGTGCCGTGAGATCAGAAGATGAGTAGTTCCCGGCGTACTTGAGGATAGACTCAATGTTCGACATGTACTCATCGCGTTTCATAATTTCTCCATCTGAGTCCTGTTGGGTACATTTAAGACAGTGCCAGGTGGACACTGCATTCCCCATCCAATCCCACTTGCAGCAGCAATTGCCCACCAGAGAGATGAGTCGCCGAGGAATTTTCCAGCCACATGATCGAGGCGTTCTCCCTCTTTCAGGATGTATTGAGTCACTGACAATTGTCCTGAGACAACTAGGGTCCTGATAGTGTCGATGTTGTTTAATGAACCGAGGGCCATCCCGCCCCTGATAACGCTTGAGTTGCCATACCTTCGCATTAGAAGAACCTCTTCTTATATGGAGCAGCTGGATTTTCATTTGGAGTTCTAACAGATGTACCAGACTGTGCGACTGCATTGTACTCACCGGTTGTCAATGATGAAAATCCTTGATTGAATCCGTTTGCAGAAGCAATGTCTATTCCATGCGCACCTCTTATGACGTCTCCTACAGGATATGCAGGAGCTGTCATAATGCCGCCTGAGTCGAGTCCCATTGGAAGATCGTGGATTGGTGTGAAGTTCATGGTTATTTTCAACCAGATGGGTGCCTTTGAACCGATCCTATCAGTTTCCCACGTTGAATCACCCCAGTCCATGTTAAGAGATGTTATGACTCCTGCAAGCCCTTGGCCCATTGAAGATTCAAATGACCTTACTATCGAATTTCCTGAATAGTATGTTCCATTCTCCTGCGGGTTGAAGAACTGCACGAATTCATCGTTCTTTTCATTGTAAGAAGCATTGAGTGTTGTGACAATTCCAGCACTTAATAAGCCCTGAGCAGGGGTAACAGTTTGTGTAAACTCTATCAACTCATAGGGAATGAATACCTGTTTAATCTCAATGTCATCGCCGCCACCTCCTGGTCCAAGTCTTTTGATCTTTATGGAATTGTCTAGATTCACAAGAGCAACATTCTTGTTCCCAACGTTATCATCAAGGCCGGGTTTAACATTCTTTATGAAAGGGCTGGTCAACCCTGGATCTGCCATTTTGAAAGTTGTGTTGGGCGTTAATCTCACCGTGTAGGTTCTTGAGAACGGATTGATGGTCCCCGTAGTTCCTCTGAAGACTCCACCTCTGATCAGTCTTCCTGTCAGTTTTTTGGTTTCTCCAAGCAAGTTGTAAATCTCAGATTCAGGCCGAGAGCTGTTCAAGCTTTTCTCATAATCAGCGATCGTAAGAGTCTTACTATCAAGGATGTTGTTGAATTCCGTCATTCCTGCTGTGATGTCCTGCTTGCTTCCGCTTATGATTGGAACATCTTTCTTTCCAAGACCAAAAAGTCTTGAAAGTCCAAACCTGCTGTAGTTTGATGAAATGACATCACCGATCCTCAGTCTAATGAGAGGAGATGCCCCATATACTTGCGAAAATGGAACCTCGAATGAGGTCTCCTGATTTGAAACTCGTATTCCATCTGTGTATTGCGGGTACAGCATTGATATAAGCTTATTGATTTTGTACCACATCACATCGTGGTCTTTCGGGCTTGTGCTTACTACGTGGAATGACAATGATATAGCTCTTGTTGTTCCCTTATACATTTGCACAGGGTCTTGCCTTCCAAAGCCTTCTGATGAAACGTAGTTTGCTGTGAAGGAATCTGATAGATCACCGAGGAAAGCATGAAATGAGATAATCTCATTAGTTCTGAGGTCTTTGAAGTAGAAGGGAACATACTCAGCATTCAATTGCTGCTCAACATCAGATGCAAATTTCTCATCTAGATATCCTGAAGATCCATCCTTCAGTTGTGGATTGTCCTTGACGAGTGGAACTCCTTTGACTATTCTGTCGGCCCATGCACTTGCAGCATTGGGTTTTCCCTTATAAAGTTGTGCTGATCCTTCAATCATGATCTGCGGGGTGAGAATAGCCATCGCAGTTGAAGAGCTTCTCCAAGCAAGCTTGTTTCCATATTGCCTTGACCTTGAAACTCTTCTAACTGCTTCTTCTTCGTAATCAAGAGTTGAGACTGTCGAAGAAGTATCGCTCGTGTTATCAACACCTCGAAGTGAGATTGATCCAATGTCTATCATCCTGTTAACGAATGTCACAAGCTTATTCGTACGAAGATTGAATAGAGCAGCAATCGCTCCTTCTGGACCTGTTCCTGCATTCGATGTCTGACCTACGAATGAATAGACACCATTGAGCACCATCCTGCATATGAGAATGTAATAGTCTGGACTGAAGGCAAAGTTGATGATTGCATCGCCAATGACTCCGCCTAAAGCGCCGTCTATCCCAAGGAAAGAAATTGACCCTTCAAATCCTGCGACAAGAGTATTGACGTTGTATGGCCTCTTCACTCCAAGGGCTGCGCTAATCAAGTCTGAGGCAATTGATGTGTCTCTTTCAGCACCTGGCGGATTGATTCCAGTCCTGTACTCTGGTCTGTCAAGCTTATAGACTATGAGAGAAAGAACTGCTGACCAGACGTTAATTGCTACAAAGATTGCAATGGCGGCAGCAATTGCAGCTAGAACAGATGATGCAGCCTCAATCAAATTTCCAAACGGAATCTCAGGACTGTCCTTTGTTCCATATGTGACTCCTGTGTACACACCACCTGAATTTCCAAGGCCGTCGTCTGGATATTGAGCTGTTATGTCACCAGCTCCGATGTACTGGCCTGGCAATCCACTAAAATCTTCTCCTGGTCCACCATCAGTAGATCCTTCAAATGCTAGGCTCGACTTATCAACATTCTCATTAGTGCTCTTCAAGAATGGACGAAGGCCGTCAACTCCCCTCTTGACAGATGCTGGAGAGTAGTTGAGCCTGATCAGCTGTTGAATAGCGGCAGAATTGTCTGTTCCTTCGCTGGTCCTAATTCCTGAAGAATAACCCAAAGCGTTGAGGGCAGCAGTCCTCATGTCAGCAAGAGTCTTCTTTGAGCTTATGCCGTTAGTCTCATTATCAGGACGAGTAATGAACTTCCTGTCCTGTGTGAACGCATTGTGAGCAAGAACGCTGGTGACTCCGTCCCTGAGTTTCTTGGAATACTCATTTGGCTCCTGGCCGGGATTTCCTCCAGCCATCTCATACAGGACTCGTCTTTTGTTCTGCTCACCACCAGCCCTGTCAGCCTGCGTCGTCGCCTTCCATCCGACATTTCCACTGTCATCACTTCTTGACCACCTGTCGACCTCAGTCTTTCCTGCGAATGTGGATTGCACAGAGGAGACTTCTGGCAGGATGTAGTTTCTATTGCCATCTCTGCTCAGGCTGAGTTCTTCGTTAGTCGTTCCATCAATCGGAAAGTCGTTATTCCGAGGCGTGTACTGGTAATCAGTCGGTGTAAAATCAGGATCGTTTGAAGGTGAGGGACGACCTGAAGTGCGATCGCTCAGGTACTGACCAAGCTTCTTTCGATTGTCAACCTTCAGGTCATTGCCTCGGTTGATCTCACTTCCATCCGGTGCGAATAGCGTTCTGTTTGCCATACCTCTAAGTATGTCACCCAGGCATAATCACTTGGCCTGTTCCCTGAGTATCTTTTCGAGTTGAGAGGTTGGCATCGCCTGAATTGCTGGAAGCATCTTGTCGAGATGTGATTGAACGTTTGAAGTGACGTCTTCGATCATCTTCATTGCAGTCTCACGTTCTTCATCAGATGCCTTTGCGAGGAGTGTTTGGATGAGCTGCTGTTCGAGGATCTGCTTCATCAGGTTTGTCTGGTTCATGGCTTCACCCTAGCTGTTGCTTGTCCGTTCGGACTTGATGCTTTAATTCTTGACTGCATGTTCGTAATCTCCATTGCGAGATCCTTTGCGTCCATCGTGAAGTGAAGTTGAATGTTGATGTTGACAGGCTTGTTGTCGATCTTGAGGCTATCAGGCTTCAAAGCCAGAGCCTTTCCAACCTTCCCAATCCTTGCGTGAAGGTTGACCGTGTCTATAGTAGAAAGCTGCTTGTCAATGAGATTGATTGCCTCGACTGACGTTGTGACAGCGGTCACAAGCTGAGCGTCAGCAAACCTGTTCAGTGCCCTTGTCGCTGACTCAACACCACCGATGTATGTCGTGATGTCTCCAATCATCTTCATTCCACTGATGACGCCTTCAAACTTCTTTGGATCTATTGCAGGAAGTCCTGCAAATTCGACCATCATTCCTGATATGACGGCACTAGCATTCGCAGTGATGTTCAACATTCCTACCTGCTTCGACTCAAGTTCTGCCGCCATCGCATCAACGTCAGTGCCTGAGGGGAACATTGAGATTATCGTCTTGACGCCTGATACCATTGCACCGATTGCATCGCTTATTGACTTTATTCTCTCTGCTGGATCCTTTGCACCCTTCAATTCAATTGCAGGAAGTTCGTTGAATGACCTGACAAGGTCTGGTATCATCTCCTTCATCTTATCGAAGATTTCGGTGAACTTAGGAACAAAGTCAGTGATCTTTGACATGTCCACAAAGTCTTCTTCCTTCACATACCCGAATCCCATTGCACTCTTGTCCATCTTGTTCGTCGTCTTACCAAGTGACGCAGCGGCTGATGAGATTTCACCGAATGTTCCGACAAGGTCAGTTATTGCACCGACCATCGTCCCAACAAGTTCAGCTTTCTTTCCAAGGGTCTCAAGCTCCTTTGGCGACATTCCCTTGAGGATAGTAATGTCGTTTATCGACTTGACAATGTCAGGCAGGACGCCTGTGATTGATAAGAGGAGTCCATCAGGACCGAGCAGGAACTCCTTGATGGCTGACAACTGATCAGACATCGTGACCGCTGTCTTCTCTATCTGTCCAAAGAAACCACGCTCCTCAGCATTTGTCTGGACGTTGGACACTGAGCTCAACAAGGAGCCGGTGAGGTCACTCACAGGACCGAGGATCTTTCCGAACACTTCAGCCTTCTTGATATCATCTTCTGCGACGGATACCTTTCCGGCAGCTTCAACTACCGTGGTCACAAACTCACCAAGAGACTTTAGAACCGTATCGAAGAATTTTGTGATGGAATCGAGCTGCATCTTGATGTTATTTGAAGCAGTCGTTGAGAAGGTGGCCCATCCTGTTGATGATTTCGTCACAGACTTTACAATGTCAAACATTGGGCCAAGCATGTCAAAGACATCCTTGAGAAGCTTTATCTTCGTTTCAATGCCAGCAGGATCAATCTTCACTTCATTGAGTGTTTCGAGAACATTTCCCATCGCAGGAATGATTTTCTTGAACAGGACGGCGAGCCCAAATATGCCTGCGCTGACCATTGTGAGTGTTGCTGGATTCAGGATGACATATCCGAGACCGAGAGCGACTCCGACAACGAATCCCATGGCACCGACAATCTTTGCAAGCGACATCATGATCGACTCGCCCTTTTGAATCTCACTTGGTGATGCTCCGAGTGCAATCAATGCCAAGAGAGCCAAAGTAAGAAGACCAAGTCCTGCCAGGACAATAGGACCTGCCACTGCAAGGGTTGATCCTGCTGTCACTCCTCCGTCAGGTGCCAGCGAAAGTAGTGCATAAGCAGCGATTACAACGAGTGCAATCATTCCGACTATCGCAGCCAACACAGCACCGTACTCAAAGAGTTCAGTCGGTGAGACGCCTATCTTCTTGACGACCCATACGAGTCCAGCCATAGCAAGTGCAAGAAGCAGCGCAGCCCCTAGAACTATGAGAGACGAACTGATAGAGACCGAGGCTTGACCAGCCGCTGCTGGCTGTATCATCTTGGAGACTAGAATCAGTCCTGCCATCAGTAGGACGACTGATCCGACGGCAGCAACAGTCTTGAGAAGTTGTATCTCTCCACCCATTATGTCAATCACTTTGCCGACGCCTGCAAGAGCAACAATCATGAGCGCAACAGCACCCAGGAACAGAGTTGCAAGAACAATGAGTTTTCCAGCTGCCTGAGCCATCAACGAAATGTCAAGTGCTGCTGTAGTTGCAATAATCCCTTGTGTTCCTGCAGTTGCAGCAGCTCCAGAAGCCGCAGCACCACCAGCTGCAGGAGCGGCAGTCACAATTGGTGCTGCCACATTCTGTGTGGCGGCAGCAGCATTGGCAGCGTTGGTGGCAGCAAGAGCCTGAGCACCTGGACTATTTGCACCCATGAACTTGAGAATAGCCTTGCCCTGCATGATTGACATTTTCTGCGCAAGCTTTTCCATCGCAACGCCGAGGAGAGCGCTTCCTGCAGCGCTTGCAAGTCCACCAATGATTCCTGTGACAAAGATGTACCCAAAATAGAACATGACGGCCTTGAGCGCGTATGGCTTGAGCTTCTCAAGTGCAATGTCAAGAAGCCTTGTAAGGGCCTTCTCAAGGACAGGCCAAGCTTTCATCAGTGCTTCGCCTACCTGGTTGAGGGCCTTCATCAGGGCTCCACCAATTCCTGATGTTGCAGCTCCGTTGACCGCCTTTGTAGCTCCGCTTGGATCGGAAAGGAAGTCAGCGATTGCGTTGACCATGTCTGCTATTTTCGGAACAAGGAACTCAACAAGTCCAGATAGCGCAGTTCCCATGTGTTCAACAAGTGTTTGTATCCCGTCAGTTACAGCTCCAACTGCGCCTGGCTTGTCAAAGAGTCCTTTGAACCATCCGATGAAAGAGTCGTAGAAGTCTTGGAATGCTTTCCCGGCAGTCGCAGGATTTTTGAGTCCTTCAAAAAGGTTCTCAAACATCTCAACTAGCTGGTCTGCTGCAACACTGAAGTTCGCAGGATCAAAGATATTCGAGATTCCATCGAATATCTCACCGATCTCAGGGAAAAACGTGATAAAGAAGTCAAAGACTCTCTTGCCGGCGCCATAGAACAAGTTCATAGATTGGGCAATGTTCTTTGTCATTTTCTGGAAGGACTCCATGTCCTTGAAGCCGCTTTGAAATCCAGCCTTGAATGCGTCAATGAAAGAAGTGAACTCTTTCTTTTCATCGCCGCCGCCACCACCACCGCCTTCCTTTGGAAGCCTCTTGATGTTGGTTGCAAGCGCCTTGATCAGGTTGTTCTGTGTGAGAAGTTGGTCGTTGGTGTCCGATGCTGCCTTCGTTGCTGCGTCCTGTATGTCACCAAGTTTCGCGCCAGAGTTGGCAGGTGAGAGAGCCTGCTCAAGCTTGTCTCCCAGGCCAGTAGTGTCTGCCAGGTACTTCCTCTGCTGGCGTGTGAGACCCTCTAGTGACTTGCCACTCTTCGCAAAGGCGTCACGAAGCATTGACATCTGTTCAGCAGGACTGGAAGCCTGCATCATCTTCATCGAGTCTATCTGGACTCCGAATGCCTGAGACAGTTTTGCAGATGCCTGCGCACCTGACTCGAAGTCATCGAAGACTCCCATGATTCCTTCAAGATCCTTGATCTCGAGACCAAGTTTCCTCGCATAGACGGCAGCAGTTCCCATCGACTGCATGGTCATCTTTCCGAACTTGGAGGCATTCGCTGCCATGTAAGCGAGGTCCTTACCAATCAGGTTGGAGTTGATGCCAAACTGCTTTCCAAGGAGGACGGATTGCTTGCCTGCATCTCTAAGAAATCCTACCAGTGGCTTTCCTGATGATATTGCAAGTGAACCGAACGCCTGAAGTTCTTCGCTGCTGAGACTCATTCCCCTTTGCAGGACAGCAACTTCCGCTGCAGACTCAGCCAACTGTTCCTTTAGAATTCCGAACTGATTGCCGAGACCCTTTGCGACATCTCCCATTGCCTTGAGAGCCTCAGCACCCTTCCCAAAGATTGTCGCCATTGACAGGCCAGAGCCAGCAACATCCTTCTGTTGCTGGTCAATGTTGTTGTACATATCAACAACAGCCTTACCTTCATTGGTGGCAATATTTCCAAACTGCTCTCGAATGTCCTCTAATGCAAGTTGGAATGAATTGTCTCCACCTCCACCACCACCTTTGCTCAGAAGACCATTTCCCTCCTCTGCAGCAAGACTAAGAAGCTGGAATGGGATTGCAAAGACGGCCTTTCCAATGTTGAACAGTCCCTCTGCGAGGGCTCCGACTCCACTTACAAGGGAAACAACTTTGGCATTTGCAGCCGAGAAAGCTCCTTCAAGGTTCGCTCCAAAGTTTTTCGACGTCTCCGAAAGGACAGTGAGAGTGTCTTGCGCCTCCCACAGGTTGAAGGTGGCTTCCTTGAGCGCAAGCTCCTTTGCAAATCGTGAGATAGCATCACCAGCTTCCTCAGAGACCGTTGTCAATCCTTGGATGCTTGCCCTTGCTTTCTGTGCGCCCTCTTCACTGCTGCTTATTGCGTTGTTTGTCGCAGCTGCAATGTCATTGGTTCCGTTTACGGCAGCTTCTGCCATGGCGGCAAGTCCATTGCTGAGGTCTTCAACCTCTCCTGTTGTTCCTCGAACAGCACCAACGATCTTGTTGATAGAATCAGCAAGAGCCTTCA